CGACTCGTCGAAGTACACATGCTCGCCCTGCGTGAAAGCGTGGGCGCCGCCGGTCTTGAGCATCTTGAAGACGCCCTCGACGGCCAGAGCCCCTCGCTCGCCAGCCTCGATGCTGTGCTTGGTGATGCCGAGGACCGACCCGATGACGACGCCGACGCCAACGGCCACGGCAGAAACCGGGGTGTAGTCCAGAACGCCGCTCTCCTGGTAGAACTCGATCATTTCGATTGCTCCTTACTGGTCGCGTTGTTGCGCGGGGCCCGGCCACTCTCGACCGGAGCCCCGCTACTTGTTCAGTCCGTCAGGCTCAGGCCGCCGCGCCCTTGTTCTTGACGCCAGCCCGATGCTCGGTCTTGGCAACGCCCACGTCGAAGAAGCCGCGAGCCTGGATTCCGAGGCTGTTGAAGTCGGCCTCGGCGGTCTCCACGGTGGGCGTTTCGACCCCGTTGAGGAACACGACTTCCATCGTGGCCAGGTCCGCCGGGTTCGCCAGCAGGTAGAACGCCGTCGTGCTGTAGCCCGGGATGGTGCTGTCCGACAGGTCGCTCGAGACGACCGGCTCGAACTTGCCAGACCACGGGTTGAAGGTCGGGTACTTCGTGCTCGCCGTCGTGTCCCGAATTTCGGTGCTGTTCTTGAGCTGAAGCGCCGTGACCTCCAGCTCGGGCGGGAACAGCAGGATCGCCGGCGAGATGCCGAGCTTCTGTCCGTCCGGGTCCACCTGCTGGCGGAACTTCAGGAACGTGGCGGACAGACCGTCGACGCCCATGACGTTGTTCGCGCCGGTCACATAGTTGTTGTGATCCGTCGAGAAGAACTGGAACCCGTCGCCGCCGACTGCGGTGCTCAGGAACTCGGTCCAGAACAGCTCCTTGAGCGCGATCGCGGCGCCGCGACCCAGCCGGGCCGGAGCGTCGGTCAGCGCCTTGACGCTGTCGTTGATGATGTCCTCGCGGGTGATCGAGAGCATGCGGGCGTAGGTCCGCGCGCGGTTCGTGTAGCTCTCGTCGGCCAGCGTGCCGTGCTTGATCATGCCGTCCGAGCCGACCTGCAGGAACTTGAGGGCCCCGGTCAGCCGGACGCCCGTGACGGTCTTGAGGTCCGTCACGTTGCTCTTGGTGCAGATGCGCTCCCAGGACTTCTCGACCCCGTTGAACGCGGTCAGCAGCCGCATGTTGGCCGTGTTCGAGAGCACGGTCCCGATGTTCAGCGTGGAGAAGCCGGCCTCGATGCGAGTCGGGAACGCGTAGTGCAGGACTTCGGAGAGGTTGCCGGCGGTGATGCGGTACTCGTGGCCGTTGTAGCCGTTGAGTCTCGCCGTCTCCAGCAGCGCGGCCTGGATGCCGAAGCTGGTCCCGAACTGCTTGCGCGCGGCCTTGAGCGTCTTCTCGTCGAAGCGGGCCTCGAGATTCGGAACGCCCATGGCGCTCGAGAACGCGGCCTCGATCAGGTTGCCGCGGTCGGCGCTGGTGTTCGCGGTGTTGATGCCGGACGGGCGGCCGGCTCGCATGGCCTTCAGAACGCTGGCGCGAACGTCGTCGACCGTGGTCTCGGACGCCATCGCGGCGGCCTCGATCTCCGGGTACTCACCCGCGCAAACCGCGCGGATGCCGGCAACGCGCTCGCGCTCGGCCTTCACGACCAGGGCCGCGGCTGCGGCGATGTCGGGCTGCTCGGAGCGGGCCTCGATCTTGTTCTCGACGCGAGGCGCCAGGACCGGCGCGCTGGCCTTGATCTCGGCATCGTACTGGGCCTGAAGAACCGTCAGCTCTTCGGCCGTCTTCTCGGAGGCGTCGATGCCCTTTGCCTCCAGCCACTGCTTGAACCTCATCGATCTGCCTCCGGCCGAAGCCGCTATATGACACGCGTGGACTTTCAAACTGGACCCGGCGTCCGCGCCGACCGGGATAACCGTCACCTCGTTCAGAATCGACTTGCTGACCAGATCGAACGGGCCTTCGTGAACGGCACCGTTGACCTTGCGACTCTCGCCGGCCTTCACTTCCTCGATCTTGAGTGCGGTGATTCCGACCGAGAGCTGCCACTTCCCGTTCTTCCCCTGGACCCTGATCGCCTTCGCTGCATCGGTGGGCGCGTCGATCTGCCCGTCAACGAAGATCGAGCCGTCGATGTGCTGTGAAGCCACGTCCCCGAGCTTGAACTCAGGGAGGTTCCGATGACCGGACAGAAGCGGGACCGACTTCGGCCGCTTCATCCCTGCAGAGTTGAACACCATCGGCCATCCGATGTTGCCGGGTACGACCTTCGCCCCCGTGTACGCCTCGCCCGTGACGCGGGCAACGTCGCCGTTGTCAGCAGTGGCAGAGGCCAGGATCATCATGCCACCCATCAGTGGACCGCCTCCTCTGGAATCTCTTCGTCGGGGTCAATGGGAGGCGTCGCGCCCGGGGCCGGCTTCGGAACGGCAGGAGTGACCGGCAGCAGGTTCCTGGCCGCGAGCTTCTCGCGCTCGATGCCGCGCTGTTCGATGACCTGCTCCCAGTCCTCCCCTTGAGCCGCGCACTCGCGCTTCAGCGTCGTAACGCCAGAGTCGATCCTGATCTGCTGCGCGGTCGCTTCTTTCACCGGGTCAACGTGCTCATCCCCCGGCCAGTACCACTCGTGATCGACTGCCAGGAATTGCCGAGTGGCCAGCATGTACATCCAGATCCAAGCGGCGAAGATCGCGTCAAGGACTACAGTCTCGAAGTCCGAGCGGTCGACGTCGATGCTCTTGAAGTAGGTCTTGTGATCGAGGCGACCGCTCGCGTAGTTGTAGCGAGACGAGTCGCAAGCCGCGATGTTGTACGGCATGTTCACCGGCCGGCCCATGTCGGAAACCATGTTCCGGTTGAACTCCTCGAACATCAGGTTCGGGTGCTCGGCCTTCACCTGGCCCAGCTTCCAGCCGGCCGGCAAAGTGGTGGCGACGTTCAACTCCAGATCGACCGTCTCCATAGGGTTGGTGGCCACAGCCTCACCGTCTGGCGGCGAGTCGGTGTATGTCACCATCGCGATCTGCGCCGCAGTCTCGGCCGCCCGCAGCGTGGCCTCACGGAAACGCCGCAGGATGCTGCCGATCGTGAGGCTCGACATGATGCGCGGGATGCCGCGATGCTGCCCCGGCCTGTCAGCCGAGAACAGGTGGATCATGTCTGCGGCCTTGACCGTCTCGTAATCGTCGGAAGCGAAGACGCTGAAGCCAGAGCTTCCCGGATGCTCCCTCGCCACCGAGTAACTCAGCGGGTTCCCGTAGGCGTCGAGCGTGATGCCGTCCAGTAGCGCGCTGTTCGGCCCGGTCAGGCTGAACGCCGAGAGGGGCGAGGCAACCTGCTCGGCCTCCACCAGCCGCAGATCCAGCTTGACGACGTGATCCAGGTTGGGGTTGTCGATCTTGATCGCGAACGCCTCGCCGTCGACGGACCACGCCCGGCTCATCGTGCGGAGCTTGCGAGCTAGTCCGACCTTGCGAGCCCACGACTCCCAGGACCGCTCCACGTCGGACGCCTTCGCCTTGTCCAGCAGCTGCAGCCGCGGGCCAGTCCCTACCGTGTCGTTAGCCAGCGTCGAGACGATCCCGTACAGGAAGCTGTTGTTGGCGACCTCGTACCTGGCTCGGTTGCGAAGCGCAAGGCGCACAGACGGGCTGTTGGCCGAATCCACCGACAGCGAGTCGGCGTTTCCCCAGTGCTTTCGGTTTCCGTCCGTCGTCTGCGCGGCGTCGTATCTCGCCGCAACGCTCCCAAAGCCGAGCGCGCGACCAAGCCGCCCGAGGAGCCCCCGGAGCCCGGCTGTTGCCTGTCGTCTGGCTGCTGCCATCAGATCGAGCCTGGCGGTACGATCTTGGCTGTGAGCCCGATGTGCCCGATCCCTGCACGCAGCGAGCCCTTGGACCGCTGGTACTTGTCGACCTTGATGAGCTGGTCAAGGTCCGGCTGCTCGACTTCGCCAGCGTCCCCCCGGACGCGCTTCGGGCCTAGTGCCGCCTCATTGAGCTTATCTTCGACATTATCGGCCATCTACCAAACAATACGATGGCAGAGAGCCAAAAGACAAGACGGGTCCGAAATGGCGTCAGACCTGACACGAAACCAGAAGAATCACGGCAGAACTGACGTGATTTTCTGGCGTGATTCTGAAATCGAGGCAGACCCTACAGGCTCGCCTGGCGCTTTGCTCGGCGTTCCTGTTGGAGCGCGGCCATCGAAATCGGAGCGGCCCTCGGCTTTCCGGCCGCCTTCGCGCTCGTCTCGGACAGCGCACACCCGAGCATGCTGGCGGCGGCGGCGTTCCCCACGAGGCAGTCCCACCAGTGATTCTCCTTCGTGTCGGCCCGCGGCGCCCACTCGTTGACCGTGTGCCCGTTCGCCTCAACGCGAGTGCTGTACTCCGCCGTCAGGTGCTGGGCCAGCAGCTTGTGAGCGCGCGGGTCTTTCCCCCACAACGTCAAGCTCCCACGGTCGCCGGCCTTCACCGAAAGCCGCTGCGCTACGAACGACTTCCAGTAGTTCACGTCAACCACGACGCAAGGGATCGCCCGCTTGCCTCGCGTGTTCGGCTGGCGCCAGTGGTGCCCGACGCGGTCGCCGTGCTGCTTCTTGTACTCGTCCATTGGCTTGCTCGCGGCCCGGATCGAAGCTCCGCGGCTCGGCCGCAG